CGTGATCTCGTTTTCCTCGCGGGATCACGGCCATGATGGATTTCATGGTTATTACATGGCGAAAGACGTGTTGCACCCGGCTATTCAAACTCCCTTGCGCTCTGATCATGTGCTTGTGTGCACCGATGTGGACTACTATCTGAACGTGCCTCAATGGTTGCGTACTGGTAATCCGCTTCTGATGTACACATTCACGCCGGAGCGTGTGGCGGGAAAGGTTGCTGATGGGGCGTTCACGATCGAGAACGATAAAGTCTCGTATCGGGTGAACGGTGGTGGTGAGTATGAGCACCAAGTCTGGGACTACTCGCATGATTTCGTGCGAGTGGATTACCTGACTGGTAGCTGGTTCTGTTCGGTGGAGTCCAAGCGGTATGGCGATCAACACCATATCGTGTTGGTGAATCCGGTGCGATGGGTTTGGACCGTACTGGCGCGAATAGTACCTGGAGAGCAAATCGAACGTCGGAAGTTTGAGGTGAGTCCAGGGGTCAATCGTATTGACTATCTAACGGACACTGGTGACGTGAGAACATCGTTGGGCCAGCCTGGCAAGTTTGTCAGTGTTGACACGACGTTGGAGGCATATGAGGCCGTTCGCATTCGCATTGCGAGTGCCAAAACACCTGATGTGCATACCGTCGAGAAATATCTGAACTCGACGAGTGCCCGTGAAGATCAAGAAGCGCGGCGGGCGGTTTTCGATGCGCCGTTGTTGTTCGCTGTTGTGCAAGCGGATAAGACGGTTGGAAAGAAACCGTATACGATTGGGGGGCAGCCGGCTTCATACCAGTGCAGCGGTAAGGCGATTGACAAGTTCCTGGCGTCGGAGGAAGGGAGGGTAATTGGTCGAGAGGTGGCACCACCGCTCACCGATAATCCAGCCGTGGTTCCGCGAGAGTCGTGGAACAATGACCTGCAGTGCGTTCGTGGACGTGTTGAAGGTGTGCGTAACGTTGCGATTCCACCGCAGCGCTACGCATCTTTGGCATGCGAGTTCGTCGACTTAGTTGTCGGCGAGAAACGGCACACGGGTCTACCGATCACGGTGGATGAGGTCGACCAAATACAAAATCGGCCCACGCAGCGTACGCGCACTGAGAAAGTGCGGCAGTTTGTCACGGACAATGCCTCGCCGGTGAAGATTTCGGCATTTATGAAGAAGGAGGCGTACACGGGTGTGAATGACCCGCGGAATATCAGCCAGGTTCCGACCACGCACACGTTGGCTCTGTCGAGCTATACGTATGCGATGAAGGAGGCCTTGCTGAAAGATGCGGATTGGTATGCACCGTGCAAGAGTCCGGACGAGATAGCCGCGCGGATCTCGGAGATTGCGCTTCTCTACGCAGTTCTCACTGAGACGGACTTCTCGCGATTCGACGGAACGATTAGCGAGTGGCTCCGTCGGAATGTGGAGCGTGCGGTGTACCTGCGGTGGGCAGTGCCCGAGGAGAAGTCGAGACTTGGTAGCTTGCTGGCTGCGGAATATCGTGCCGCTGGGGTTACCAAGATGGGTGTGAGATACAACGCGGGATATGGTCGTTTGAGCGGATCGCCTTTGACAACTGATGGCAACACGCTCATCAACGCGTTTGTGTCATACGCGGCGGCTCGCCTTAGTGGCGAGAGTAAGGAGCGCGCGTATAAGAAACTGGGCATGTACGCAGGCGACGACGGTGTGTCGGTCGTGCCTGAGGAGTACATGTGTCAAGCAGCCAAAGATCTTGGGCTCACGCTGAAGTGCGTGAATGTCCAGCGTGGCAAGGCACTGAACTTTCTCGCCAGGCGGTTTCCGGACCCCTGGACGTGTATGGGCAGTGTACAAGATCCCGCGCGTACGATCAAGAAGCTGCATATCAGTTTCGCACCACAGGATGTCTCGGACTCGGAGGCGCTGTTCAACCGGGCTGATGGTTACTTGACCCTGGATCCGAATGCACCGATAACGGCGAATTGGTGCAGGAAAGTCATCCAGATCCTTGGACCCGAGATGCGCTCACGGGCGGAGGCGGTGTTGGAACGGTGCAAGCCGGATCGGCCATACTATTTGTCGTGGCCACAGATCGACGATCAGCAGACGGCCATTTCAACGGTCGCGGATGCGCTCGGTCTGGAGGGTTCGGAAGTCGTAGCGGCCATGGAGCGAATCGATGCCGCGACGACTTTGAGTGACTTGCACAATGTGGTCCATACTGAAGACCAGGATAAGGCGATTGGGGTGAGGTGTGGTAGCGTCGAGCCCCTGCCGTTGAGCTCCTCCAGCAGCTCCCCGCCTCCGCGGCGTGTAAAACGCCAGCGGAAGCGGAAGAGTGATTCTGGTCGTGGCTCCTCAGCTTGATGGCAAA